CGCATCAAGACCATCAGCAAAGAAACCGAAGCCGTACTCACACACATGGTCACGCACATGAAACGCTGTTACGGCAAAACCATCAATCAAGCCAGAAAACTTGCTGGCTTTGATATTACCGAATTTATAGAAGCAGTGAGCGTTAAAGGCATACCGAACAAACTCGATCTTGCGAGCAGGGATGCCCAGATTGATTGGAAAGATTTCAAACAACGCCTTGACGACATGAGGACACTGCAATGAACAAACTCTGCGTGAACTACGACAGCGAAGGATATATACATGTGACCGGGACACCGGACACAACCGAAGATTGTCCCTACATCATCACAGAATCGGGCAATCAGGTAATCGAACTTTACCCGTTTAATTTAACGGTTGAAGAGGGCTTCATGATCAGTGGAGCAATTTTAATGGTTTGGGCTGCTGCTTATGGTTTTAAGCTGCTCAGACGTTCTTTGGACAATACTTAGGAGTTTATTTTATGAACAACAAAAAACTTTTTGCGCTCACATTGTTTGTTTCAGCATCATCTGCGTGCTTTGCGGACACCATTGATGTATCAGACGTCGTGACTTTTATCAATGGTCTGGTTGCGCCTGTAACAGCAGTTGGTACTGCGGCTTTGATCGTGATTGCAACGGCTGCGGGTTTGAAACACATCCGCCGTGCAGTTTAATTTTTGAAAGCGGAAGCGCTGTATTTACAGCGCTCCGCTCAAAAATCAATGGAGTATCGAATTATGGGAATCTGGATCATTATTGCTTCACTCGGTGCATTCTGGATCATCTTCAGCAGTTAGGACACTCAGCCATGAAAAAAGTTACCACACCTACCAAGCACACCAGCTATGTGAACCACTTAGGCCAAACCATCAACGTGCAGCACGAAATCGAGTCACAGCAAATCATCAAACGCTACAACCAGCAAAAGAAACACTTGTCACAGTTTGAACCCAACAAAAGGATCAGAAAATGAAACGTATCCTTGTTGCTTTATTTCTCTCATTACTGTCCTTATCCGCTTTTGCCGCTGACAAAGAATGGGTACGTGTTGATGACTACTGTGTTTTTTACCGGGATTTAAAAAGCTGCGGTTCTTTGGATAGCATTTGTTCTGATTATGTCTCTTATTACAGCAATGGACAAAATACATATAACGGACACAGTGAATTGAATTTGGAAGTATCGCCGCCTGCAAAATGTTTTTTTAATTACACATTTCAAAATCAAGTATATGAGTCATCTAATAATTTTATTCCATCTTGCAAAGTAGGGATTTGGTCAAAAGAGCGCCCCGATGGCTGCTATGAATACAAAGAACCCGAGTCCAAACAATGTCCTGCACCTGGTACGCTTTATGATGATGCTGATTATGAAGATTCACCAACAAAACGACTTTGTGTAAATGAATGTGAAGTTTATGCTTCCATAACAGAAGGCCCTTACACAAATGAAAATGGTCAAGAGGCTTGGGATTTGCGTGGTGGGCTTTTTTACAATGGCAAAAAATGTGGTGATGACGATAACGACGGTAACGGTAATGGCGGAGATGGTGACGGTGATAATAATGAGGGTGGAGATGATGGCGAGGGCGGTGACGATAAAGAAAATCCGGGTGGGGGGGATGGTGAAGAAGAGCCTGGGGATGGAGAAGATGGCAAGGACGGTGAAGACGGGAAAGATGGCGAGGATGGTAAGCCCGGCAATGGTGGCTCCGGTGGGACAGGTGGCAATGGCTCTGGCGGTAACGGAAATGGTGAAGGCGAGGGGGAAGGAGAAGAAGAAGAGGGTTCAAGCTGGGGCGGTGACTGCAAAACAGGTTTCAATGGTGAAGGTGATGCTCTGGCGGTCGCCATTGCCCAGGCCGAATGGGAACGTAATTGTGTGTTTATCCATGCCCCCAAGGAAACAGAAGAATATAGAAACTATGAATCCTTAAAAAACGCCCCAGAAAACTCAGGCGAGCCAGGCGCCATATTAAACGAACTTCCCGGAATTGAAATCGATCTGGCAACTAACCTGAAAGACACCAATCTACTCGGTCAGGGGGCTTGTTTAGCCGATAAAGTGATTGCTATGCCCGGCGGGGGAAGCATTACATTGCCTTATTCATTAACCTGCGATTTTTTAAAGTGGTTAGGGTATTTATTTCAGGGCTTTGCATTCATTACAGCTTTAAAAATAGCTTTCGGAGGGTCTAAATAATGCCAGCAGTTATTATTCTTTTATGGGGCGCATTTATCGCCATTGTCGGTACTATCGTCAAAGAAGTCCTTGCGGGTCTTGCCATCGGTGCAGTCACTTATATTGGTGTCAAATTTGTGCTCGATTGGTTTGTACAAGGTGCAGTTTCTCAATTCTCATCACTGCCTGCTGAAATCTATCAAGTCATGTCTTTGGTAGGGGTGGGTAATGTCATCTCTTTATATGTCAGCGCGTTTACGGTACGCATGGTTCTATCGGGCTTTAATTCTGCGAGTGGCAAAAAAACAAGCCTTGGCATGATCCCAAAATAAGGAAAATCTATGTTATACCTAGTTACCGGGAGCAATGGCGCAGGAAAAACACTCTTTACTCTGAGATGGGCGCGTGATCTGCAACTCAAGTTTCAAAAAGAGGGCATTGATAGAACCGTTTATTATGACGGCTTTGATATTGATCCACGCATTGAAGAGGAATTCGGTTGGAAGCCCTGTGATCCTATGAAATGGATGGATCTGCCTGATAACTCCATTGTCATTGTCGATGAAGCACAGCGTATATTTCCTGTACGCTCGGCAGGTTCAGATACACCAGAGCATGAAGATCAAATTGCTGTAAGCCACAGGAAAAGGGGCTTTGACTTCTTTATCGTCTCCCAGCATCCCAGCAACATATCAGCGTTTTTGCGTCGTTTGGTGGGTTCTGGCTGGCACAAACATTTGAAGCGCATGTTCGGTATGGAAAAGGTCAATTGTTTAACCTTTAACTATGCTGAAACAAGCTGCGAAAAGCCCAGTGCAAAACAAAACGCCTACCAGCAAGAAAAACTCAAGTTCCCCAAGGAAGTCTATAGCTGGTACAAATCCGCGGAGCTTCATACAGCTAAAGGTGGACTACCAAAACTCTATTATCTGGTCATCATTGGGGCTGTTGTTGCAGTTCTTTTGGTTGTGTTTGTCTATTACTTCATGATGTCACGCACCCCTGAACCTGAAAAAAAGCCGGAGGCTGCTCCATCATTTGCTGTTTCTGAGCGATTTAAACCCGCTTATAACGAAAATCGGGAAAAAGACAGCCTTAGCACCGAAGACTACATAAAGGCTCATATACCTCGAATTAAAGGCTTCCCGCACTCTGCACCCAGATATGACGAAGTTACCAAACCTGTCACAGCGCCATATCCTGCGGCATGCATCAAGTTTGAAGGCAAAGGATGCAGATGCTTCAGCCAACAGGGAACGCGCATCATGATGGATGAACCCACTTGTGAAAACATCGTCAAGGAAGGCTACTTTGTGGATTGGGACACCAAACCACAGCGCAACAATGAAAGGGAGATGATATGAAATTTATAAGATATCTGCGTAATATATGGGATTTCAATTTGGGGTTTTTTAGTTCTATCTGGATGCTGATACAGATGATTTATACAGTAAAAATTCTAGGTGAGCCATTCTTTATACGTTATGATCCCGGTGATCTGGATTCGGATTGAATGCATGGGGGTATCGGGGGCAACCCCCGATCTGGGCCTAAACTAAGGGCAGTACCTTCACTAGAACTGAACCATGGTTAACGTCTCAAGGCGATGACCATACACATTTCAACATACATCAGACAAGCAAACTTGAACACATGCAGGCTAGAGAAGTTGCAAGTGCGAAACGTGCATATTCAATCTGAC